TGGCACAACATGGTTCGTCGAACTCAAGACCAAAGGCGGTCGGCTGTCGGAGTTGCAGAAGATCTTCTGCTCCGACATGGCGCGTCTGAAACAGAAGTACGCGTACTTGTGGACGAAAGAACAAGTAGATGGGTGGGCGCGTGAAGCTGCGTGACTATCAAGAGACAGCCGCCGACTTCCTGTACGAACACGACAGGGCGATGATTCTCGCGCCGGTAGGCGCAGGCAAGACGGCAATCACGCTTACGGCCATGAAGGCGATGCTCGATGACGGCGTGGTCAAGCGTTGGCTCGTGCTCGCTCCTAAGCGCGTCTGCACCGACGTGTGGCCTGTCGAGGCTCCGAAGTGGGCGCCGGGTCTGGAGTTGGCCGTCGCCGTGGGCGCACCCGCCCAGCGCAAGGCGGCGCTCAACGCCCAAGTCGTCGTGATCAACTACGACAACATCCAATGGCTGGCGCAACTGAACCCGACATTTGACGGCGTGGTGTTCGACGAACTGACGCGCCTGAAAAACCCTTCTGGCGCTAGGTTTAAGGCGCTCGCCAAGGTGCTCGACTGCCGCATTCGCTGGGGCCTGACTGGCAGCTTCACCAGCAACGGCCTAGAGGACGTGTTCGGGCAGTGCAAGATCGTCGATCAGACGCTGCTGGGCCGCTCCAAAGGCGCGTTCATGCAGACGTACTTCATCCTGATGAACAAGGAATTTGGCGACTGGGCGCCGCGCCCTGGCTCGCTGGCCAAAGTCATGGACAAGATCAAGCCCGCCACGTTCGTGCTGGAGCCGGGCGAGTACAAGGACAAGCTGCCGCCGCTGCACACAGTTGAGGTGCGCTGCGATATGGATCTCGTCAAGTACAACGAGATGAAAAAGAACTTCGTCGTCGAGTTCCCCGACGCGAAAGCCATTGCTGTCAACGCGGGCGTTGTAACAGGAAAGTTGCAGCAGATGGCCTCGGGCTTCGTTTACGAGACAAACAGTAGCCCCTCCATCACGCCCGGTAAGTTCATTGTGACACAAAAATCCGTGTGGTTTAGCACCCACAAATTTGACCGTCTTGACGAGCTGATTGAGGAGAACCAGCATGCCAACACTCTCATTGCGTACACATATCAGGAAGAGCTTGCGGAGCTTCGCCGCCGTTATCCGCAGGCTCAAACGCTCGATGATGAGCGTGCCGTGGAACGGTGGAACGCAGGGCAAATCGAGCTGTTACTGGTGCATCCGAAATCAGCCGGGCACGGGCTTAACTTGCAGTTTGGAGGATCGAAAATCGTTTTCCTGTCCTTGCCTTGGTCGCTGGAACTGTACGAGCAGACCATCGGGCGTTTGCACCGATCAGGACAGCGCCACGACGTCTGGTGCTACGTCATGCTCACCAACAAAACGGTAGACGAGAAAATTTGGGCGGCGCTTCATGACAAGCGCACGCTGTCGGATATTGCAATGGAGGCTTTGAAGTGAAACGTGTTGACTTATGGCGCGCCAAGATGAAAGCAGCGCGGGCGGAGATGAAGATCGTGATGCGGCAAGCCAACTCGATGGCCAAACGCCGCGCCGCGCTGGAACGATTAATTAACGATATGGAGCAGAAAATTGGCGCTGTCTTGGCGAAAACTTAACGAGGTTCTTGCGGGCTTGTCTGAAGAGCAGGTGTTACGCATGCTTGAAGACGAACGCATAACACACCGTCGCTTGACGGTTTTGGAACGGCTACACCAGCGGTACACCATGCTGCGGGCGAGCCGAGAGCGTATTGAACTACTAAAGGAAGCTAAACGACCATGAAACGATATCCTCGCACCCTCGAAGAAGCCTTCGGCCCCTACGCCCGAGGCGGCATCTATGAAGCGCCGCCTGAATTTAGCCTTGCAGACAAGGCCATCAGCGCAGTTGCTGGCGTGATTCTGTTTGGCCTGCTGATCGCAATTGTTGGAGGTTGGCTGTGAAAGACGTACAGACTGATTACCAAAGTTGGGCGGACAAATACGGCGGCTACGCAAAGGATATGACCTTGCGGGATCACTTAGCTGCCAAGGCGTTGCAGGGAATCATCGCAACAAACTCTCACTTTGTAAAAGACGCGGAGGCTTTAGCGAGCAAGGCTTACGAGTTCGCCGACGCCATGCTGGAGGCCCGCAAATGACCGGCCCATACTTTGAGTCGTGGGAGCACGAGAACTTGGTGAAGTTTGCCAAGGAAGCCTACGCCAAGCTCCAGCAGCAGGAGGAGGAGCTGCAACGGTTGCGAAACAAGTGGCCGTTTCCTGAGCGCAAGAGCAACAGCTACCCGAATGACATCCCGGAGGCGCTGCTATGAACTACACCGGAGACATTGCCCAAGCCTTAACGGATGAACTTCTGGAGGTTTGCCATAGGTACGACGAGTCGTTGCTGGTGCCGACCGTGCTGGGATGCTTGGAGATTGTAAAGCGTCAAATTATCGACGAACACATCGAGGATGACGATGAATAAAGACGACATCATCCGCATGGCGCGGGAGGCTGGATTGCAGGAGGTGGTGGATAAGACGGATCATCACACCATCGTCAAAATGATGGATGTACCAGCCCTTGAACGCTTCGCCGCCCTTGTTTACGCAGCCGAGCGCGAGGCGTGTGCGAAGCTGTGTGAGGACATCGCCACCGAAACCTACGGCATGACGAAGCTGCGCGAATACGGCGAGTGCGCCGACGCCATCCGCGCAAGGGGTCAGCAATGATCCTAGTCTTCGCCCTCCTAATCCTATTCGTCTCCATGCTGGCGATGATCCCGCTGGCGCTAGACCCTGAGCTGCGCGAGAACATGAAGTTCTGGGGTATTGTTATCCTTTTGGTCAGCTTGGCGGTGGGCTATGGGGCCTAAACAGAAGCTTGCACGCGAAGTGCTACGCGCCAGCGACGGTTTGACCGTTGAACAGGTAGCGCAAGCCGCCGACATTGGCCTTTCCCGCGCCTACCGAATCATCAATGCAATGCCCGACGCCTACATCGACCGCTGGATCAAGCGTGGCAACATCACCACCGCCGTCTGGTGCGTCGTCATCCCACCACCCAACTGCCCTCGACCCGAGAGCCGGAGAAACAAATGAAAAAACGAACCTGCAAATGCCCTCCCAATAGCCCCTTCCACTGGCAGGACGATCCTCGCCCTTCGATCTTCGCCCAGGAGAACGGTGCGCTACTATCCATGCGCCAGACTGAGGTCGTCGAGAACGCCCGCAAAGAAGGCCGCGATATCGGCCACATCCCTGGCGTCAGCACTAAGGTGCGAGTCTTCCACTACTACTCCCGCGCATGATCGACTATTCCTACCCCTGCATGATGGCCGAGAAGGCCCTTAAAGACCTCCACAACGCCGCCATCGAGGGTCGGCTAGACGAAGCAGCAGAGCACGCCCTTGAGGCGATCACCGAGGCGCGGCTGGTCTATCAGGCGCTTCAGCACATGAAGTCAGCGCGCCAGCAGGTACAAACCCACGTTTGAGAAGGCATACCCAGCGTAGACGATCGTCATGCTTGGGTTGCCTTTAAGCGCCTGCTCTACAGCGATGTAGCCGTAGATCACACCTGTGAGGATGATGAGCCACGGACTCACAGTTTGCTCACATCAATAACCTGCCCGCGAAACTGTATAGCACCGGGTGCTAGGGCGTGCACCAGTTCGGGCCACAGAATCTGGCCGTTATAGAACGTAAGCACGGCGAATCCGCTGCGCCAGTTTGTCGGGTTGTCTTCGAGGTAATCCACGAACTGCGGGCCGCTGGTATCCGCCAGAGTTCCCGTATCTACACCGAAACGCTCGCCGTTGTAGTCCGAATAAGGCGTGACTTTCAGCGAGTGCAGATGGCCCGTCACAATGGTCTTGCCGCTGCTGACGGTGTTGTTGTGCGTGGCGTGGATGCCGCCCTTCATGCGGTGTTTGACGACAACGTCCTCAGTCGGCCAGCAGCTCCAGCACGGTATCCAGGCGGGGAAATGGTCTTTCAGTTTGAACCCGCCGACGGCCATGAATTCGGGGACAGTATTGGCTAGGCGGTTTTCAAATCGAGCGTCGTGGTTGCCCAGCGCCCAGATCAGTTTGACCTTGCTATAAGCCTTCTTAGCCTCGTCGTCGATCTCGCCAAGGTACATGTCGCACGCCTTGAGTTCCTCGATGACGCTGGGCTTGCTGTCCCAGCCGATACGCGGGTGGCGGCTAATGGCTGCGCCGTCAAAGGCGTCTCCGTTATTGATCACAGCCTTGGGCTTAAGCTCTTTAATCGCCCACAGAAGCCCCTTAAAGGCAGTGGAGCGGATGCCGGGCCAGAAGTGCGCATCCGAGAAAACGATCACCGTACCATTTTCGATACCCAGGTAGTGGCGGGCGGCAGTCTCATGCGCCGTCTGGTGGTTCTTCCACAGCTCTGTCCTGAAGTCTTTAGCCTCTAGCTTGAGCGCGTACTTGCCCTCGATGCGACGGCGGCGAGAATGGACGGCGCGCTCTTGTATGCCTAGCCTCTGAGAGATCGCGGCCGCTGATTGCAGCGTTCGCCACATCTCAATGAATTCCTCATCGCTCACCGTTTTATTTGCCATGCGTGGCCCCTAATACGCGCTCCAGCACATTGATCACGCGGTGCTCGGCGCTGTCGAGCTGCTCTGGCGTTGCTTTGGGATCTTGCGCCGCCTGGATCAACTCATACAGAAAGACATGTAGCGTCTCGTGCAACGCCGTGTGCGAAAGAGAGGACTCGGTGATCGCCTCTGCGCCAAAGTCACCGATGCGATAGATCGCCAAGCGAGCGGCGCTGTCGCATTCCACCGACGCCATTGCGCCTCGGGCGGGTTTGATACCGCGCTCAATGCGCCAGTCCTGAAGATTGAGAACGCGCTGCCAGTGCTGGATAAACCCGTCGAATTCCTTGGCCTGTTGTTCGTTGGGTTTATTTGGCATATCACACCATTTTGAGCGCTGCTTCTTTCACTTCAGTGACACGGCGACCCCAGCCCTTGCCGAACGTATCCCAAGTCGGGAGCGACTGCATGAACGCCAGCCGCGTGGCTTGGTACTTTTCGACTATGTCTTCGGCATCCA